GTTGAAACCACGCAGACCATCACCACGCATTATACTGTGACGGGCGCGGGCGTTGCGGCTGGCGGTACGGTCATAATGGGAACGGCCCCGACTACCAATCAGAAGCTGGTCATTCAACGTGAAGAGCAATACACACAAACCCTAGACCTTGTAGAGAACGACCCCTTTCCGTCAGACCTTGTCGAGCAGCAACTCGACACGCTGACCATGCTGACCCAGCAACTCAAGACCCTGTCGGACAGGTCGGTCAAGCTGTCGGACGGTGACTTCTCTGGCGCGGACCCCACGCTGGCTACACCTGTTGCCGATGCGTTCCTCAAGTGGGACGCCGCTGGTACTGCCCTGACAAGTTCGTCAACCTCCGCTGGTCAGAGTCTTGGTGGTGATGGGACGGTGCTTTTGCCCTACTATTCCTACTCTGCTGACCCAAATTCGGGAGCCTGGAGAGTGGGGGCCGATCAGCTTGGCTGGTCTGTCAACGGCGTCAAGGGTCTTGATCTATCCACCACGGGCTTAACCGTCACTGGAACCTTGGCGGCTACTGCGATCACCGGCTCTGGCATCTTGTCTATTGACGACACTACTACATCTACCAGTGGCACCACAGGCAGCATCCATACTGATGGCGGTCTAGGTGTAGCTGGCACGGCGCATATCGTAGGTGTCACGACTCACGGCGGGGATATTCTCTCCGACACAGACAGCACGGATTCCATAGGCTCGACGGGTGTCCGGTGGTTGAAGTTGTGGGTTGATAGCATCCAGACCACGGGCAATACCGACATCTCTGGCAACCTAACGGTTACGGGCAACCTGACGATCAATGGAACCACAGTAACAAACGATGCCACCAACACAGAAATCAAAGACCCGCTTATCGAATTAAATTCTGGTGCGGGTTCAAACGCCAACGATCTTGGGTTCATTTTTGAACGTGGGTCAACGGGCAATAATGGATTTCTTGGGTGGGATGAAAGCGGAGATTATTTCGTTGCCGCGACAACTACCGCCACCGGTTCAAGCACCGGCAACATCAGCTACTCCTACGCGCCGTTTAAATGCAGCGCCATCACAGCCACCTCCGGTACGCTGGCTGGCTTGACCTCAATCGCCATGTCGGCTGGCGCGACCTTGACCGCTGGGTTTTTAGACGAAGACGACATGGCAAGTGATTCAGCCGTCGCTGGAGTCACCCAACAATCCGCGAAAGCCTACGTCGATTCTTCCTCAAAGGCCGCTGGCATCTCCATGACTTGGGAGACTACCACCACTGACACCGATCAAGGTGCCGGGAAGGTTTGGGCCAACAACGCCACTCTTTCCAGCGCGACGGTTCTCTACTTTGACGATGTTGAACGAAACAGTGTTTCGATCAATGCTCTTATCGACAGCCTGGACGATCCGACAGCGACCAACTCAGCTTCCATCTATATCCAAGAAGCTGGGTCTGCGACTGCTGGAGTAATGTTCAAGGTTTCAGGTGCGGTGACCTCTGCCTCGACATACTCGAAAGTGGCCGTGACACATCAGGCGACTTTCGGCACCTTATCTGATGGTGACATTGTTGGTGTAACCTTCGCGTTTTCTGGTGATGATGGTGCGGGTTCTGGCGACTTGGTCGCCTCAAATAATCTCTCAGATGTAAGTAACGCAGCGACTTCTCTCGATAACCTTGGCGGCGTCGGACTCGGCATCGTCTTAGCTTTAGGATAAAACAATGGCAGATGTACTAACAGGCAAAGGTTACGCCATAACAACCACGGATGCTGCTGGTCTTACGGCTAGTGGCTCTCAAGTAATTACTATCATCGGATTGTCGGTGGGAAACATCCATGCCTCTGCGGGATCATGGGTCACCGTAAATGTAGTCAGATCAGGTGGCGTCGATTCCGAATTGGCTCATCAAGTTGAGATTCCCGTCAATGACGCCCTCGACATTCTTAATGGCGGCAAGCTCATTCTCAATAACAGTGATGCAATATGGTTCGATGCCGAGGCTAACAGCCATCTGGAGGCATCGATCAGTTACTTGGTGCAAACCTAATGGCCTTCCTCAGTGGGCGTACATCCCTGACAACTGTGCAGACAGGAGACATTGCTGATAACGCTGTAACGGGTGGCAAGCTCAATCCATCCTTAGTGGCTGGTGATGTTATCTATGCTAGTGGCACAGACACCATTACTCGTCTCGCCAAGGGTAGCGATACTACTGTCCTTACCCTTGCAAGTGGGCTCCCATCATGGGCATCCCCTCCAGCGGCGGGGCTAGTTCTTATCGAAACTATAACCACAACAGGCGCAACATGGGACTTTGAAACCGGCATTAATAGCACTTATGAAAGCTATTTCTGTTCTTACCGAGTCGTGCCAGCAACAGATAACGCACAACTGACTTTAGTTGTAGGAACGGGCGGTACGCCTACTTATCAAACCAGCCTTTATGCGTACTGCGCGCTGCATAATGACACAACTTCACCAGCTAGTACCGGAGCGGACGGTGCAGCGGATATTAGGCTGCACTCAGACAGAGGTATGGGTAATGTTGCTACAGAAGGGGGCGCGGGTAACTTCTGGATACACGAACCTTCCAGCGCAGCGGCATCAACATTCTTTAGCGGTAATGGCGGTGTGTGTGATACGGCTGGTAATTTCTACGGAACGACTTTCGGCGCAGCTTACGAAGCGGCAACCGCTGTTACGGCCATCAGGCTACTATACAGCAGTGGAAACATCACCGGAGAGGCTTCTATATGGGGGCTAGCGAGGGCATAATGGCAAGATTTCACATAAAGGGCGGCGACATTAAAGTTCCGTACACCGCTGCGGAAGAAGCTGAACGCGACGCACAAGAAGCCACATGGTTAGACGAAGCCCCGATGCGTCAGTGGAAGCAAGAAATGGTAGACAGTGACCGTGTGCTTGCGCGAATTAACGAGGACATCATAGACACCATGAGCGTGGCACAGAAGGCCAAGTTGCCGAAGATGGTGCAGAATAATCATGCGGCCAAGAAAGCATTAAGAAAAACACGTCCGTCATGAGCATGAATATGAAGAGGAAAAATAAATGGCCTTTCTAGTACAAGGTGGCGCACCACCTGATGACAGTGTAACAACTGCCAAGATCCAAGCTAATGCTGTTGATGAAACTAAGCTGAAGGATGCTCTCGTCGCAGACTTTACCGAAGTTACAGTAGCTGCTGGTGACAGCATTCTTTTAGGCGATGTGAATGATAGTGGAAATACTAAACGTGACACTGTCCAAGGAATCCTCGACCTAGCTGGCGGCGGTGGCTACAGCCTTGTTGAAAGCGTTGACATCACTTCTAGCACGGCTGTTACAACCTTCTCCCACACATTTGCGGCGGGTTACGATTACCTAATTACTTGTCGGCAAGTTGAGTTCGCCGCTGATGGAACGTCCAACGATCCTCCGATGGTACAGTTAGGAACAGGTTCTACTCCAGATTGGCTTGTAGGCTCTTACACCAACGCCTCTCTGCATCATATTAACACAACAATAACAGGTGACCGACAACAAATAACAACTGGCATTCCTTGGCCCGCTCTCATTCTTCATGGCGGTACGAGCGCGGGAGAATTTTCGGCTATGACTTGGGAGTTCTTTAATCCCGGCGCGGCGGAGGCGACTCACTGTAAAACATGGTGCGGAATATCCGACCACGATGGCGCAGCCAGTATGATTAACGCTTTTGGCTCGGCGATGTATCCCACATCTAGTGCGGTTACAAAAATGAGGATTGACCCCGGCGCGCAGAACATGGACTTGGCTCAAATTGAATTGATGCGGAGGTCGATCACATGAAGTATTTGATAGCGGGTGATTGGGATGAGAACAACATTATCATTGTTGAGGGTGAAGCCGAAACAGAAGTGAGTGCCGAAGCTATGATAGCCGTTATGATAAACGAGGGGCGTAATGCGCTGGCGTTCTACGCGCCGGACCCCGGTGGCCGACACGGCTTCAAGGTCGTTGACCCTGTAGCTAAGACCATCACGTTTGACCAAGCGGGTTATGACGCGAAGGTGGCGATGGGTGTGTGGCAAGCCGCTATGAACAAGACGGACACACTGCCCCGATATATCGAGGACATCTACGATAATGGAGTCACGCCTGATGACAGAACCAAGGCGCTCATCGATGTGAAGAAAACTTTGCGAGGTGAGCGGCCATGACATTTCCAAACCGCAGTAATGAGCGCGGGGCTGAGTAACGGCCATGACCAAGGTCACAGACATCGTGCAAGAAATGTCGGCTGAAACAGCCGGGAAAATCTCCATCGGAATCGGCGGCGGCGGCGTGACTTTGCAGCTCATAACTGAATACACTAGTCTATTCATTTTGTTCGGAAACGCTTTGCTGGTGGTGGCTGGCCTGTTTCTCGTGAGTTATAAAATCCGTGAGCAGTGGAACAAAAATGGATGAGATACTGAAATGGTGGCCTATAATTACTTTTGCAGTCCTGGTGGTGCTGGCGATTGGCGCACATCATGAGAAAATTAAGACGATGGAGCTTAAGCTCGTTGAGTTATTCAGGCTTTGGAACACAGATCGTACAGACAAGAAGTGAGTATAATGCTCAAACTGATTCCGGTTCTTATGTTTATGTTATTGATAACAGGTTGTGCAGCGGCTGATGCCGATTTGCCCACACCTACTATCGGCAATATTATAGCCCTAAAGCCAAATCAATGTATGCCGACCAGAATTCTGGGGCCGTTGCTATCTCAGGAATACGGCGAAAAATTAATGGCGTCAGGTGTTCTTCAAGCCGCAAACATTCCGCTTATAATGATGCTGTTCACTTCTAAAGCTGGCTCATGGACGGTGACTACGACTTCTCAAGAAGGACTTACTTGCGTTTTGATTTGGGGTGAAAACTACAAGGTTAATGCTCCACCGGGGGAGAAGATTTAATGGCAGAAAAATTATTGCTGATGATGTCTGTCTTATTAATCTCTGGCTGTGCCTTTCTGCCAACCCCGTTGGCATGGCTAAATTACGCGCGGATCGGCTATGACGTGAACCAAATGGTGGTAGGTGATTCTACTACGTCAGACGTTATACTTTCGTCGTCCGTAGACATGGACTGCAAACTCTTGAATGCTCTGGACGGTGAGGCCATTTGCGTAAAGGGGCCGAAGGGGTGAAAATGATCACTTTTATTTTAACCGTGACGGGTGTCGGCCATGCTCTCTTTTTTGGCCTTACATTTCCACTATGACGCTGGTGATTTATGACCATTGGACACAGGTTCCACGCACACACACAGCATGGCCTTGGGAGCATTTCAAGCCTAAAGAGATGGCGTGTCGTGGTACGGGAAAACTTACAGTTGAACCTCGATTGCTTGGTTACCTTGATCTTTTGCGCGGGCGTTTTGGTAATCCTCTTACTGTACTCAGTGCTTATCGTTCTCCCTACCACAATGCTAAAGTGGGCGGCGCACCGTTTAGCTCTCATCTCAAAGCTGTAGCAGTAGATTTATCGATAGTTGGACAGGACAAAAAACAGATGGAACGGCTTGCAAAAGAAGTAGGGTTTACAGGGTTTGGTTACTATCGAACCTTCCTACATATCGACCTTGGACGGCCTCGTTTTTGGGGAAGGAGAAATTAGATGTTTGATCTTTTAGGGACCGTTATGACTGGCGGTTTAACTGGTGTTATCGGTAGCGTCATTGGCAAAGCCTTCAGTTTCCTTGATGCGTGGCAAAAGGAAAAGGCTGCGGATAGTGAACATGGAAGAACACTTGAACTCCTTGAGCTACAGAATAAAATCGGCGCAGAGGAGAGCGAAAGAGAGATGGAAATCGCCCAAGCAAAGATTGATGCCGATTCTCGTGTGGCGTCCTACAGCCATGACTCTATGGGTGGTACAAGTTCTGGCTGGGTCACTGACTGTTTACGCTTGGTGCGTCCTGTGCTTACATTTTCTCTCATTGTTTTAGTAGGCATCTTGTATTTTAAGGCCATCCCAGCCGGTAGAGCGACGATTGAGGCATCTGTCATTTATATGGCATCGTCAAGTGTACTATGGTGGTTTGGAGATCGTGCAATGAGGTCCAAGAAATAAAAGGAAATCGTTTAAACAACATCATGCTGGAACAAAGGAGATTACTATGACCTGGAAAACACTAAAATCTAATGTTAAATTCGTTGTGAAATCAAAGCCTTTCGCCGCTAGTTTTGTGCTGGGAACTGGCGTTCTTATAGGATGGGTTCTGGGTCAGATTTTTTGATCTACAAAGCATTCATTATCATGTGTGCGCTCGACGGTCTGGAGTGCAAGACGTATTCTCAAGACAGAGATTACAACAACCTTAATGTCTGCATGGCGTCAGCGGTTAAGATGAGACAGGAATTAAATACCCAGACGCCACCTCTAAAATTCGTCACTGGCTGTATGGATAATGCAGCGGAAATGGAAATCAGGACGGGGAACCCGCGACCTTAATAACGGGCGACCCGCCCTGCTCCACTTCCCGGCTCACTCTGGGCAGAGGGTCTGCCGGGTCATCTCCATCCAACGAATACAGCCCACAAGGTACAGCCTAAAATTCCCCAAACACCAGCACAAAGGATCGTATGGTAAACATTCCAACGGGTTTTATATTTCTGTTCGCTGTTGATAAAATGTCTCAACAGGTCGGCGCTCGTTACTATCGGTTCGTCTGGTTGCATAACTTTTTCCCTAAATAATAGCCTTCAGACTGTCCGCTTGGTAGGTCTGTGCCGTGGTTTCTCACAAGTTCTCTGTTGGCGTCTAAAATTTCCTGACACTGTCCCGTAGGCTTTTCAAAATGGTTGTTGGCCTGATAGAAGCCAATCGACGGGGCAACGCCTGTCGCGCTGAACAGCGCACGACCAGCATGATAGAGGCGATGGCTGGTGGGATAGTACGGAAAGCCACCTGGGAAGTTTTCATGATCGTGTTTAGCCTTCGCTTCACACCACTCACGAACGAGGTCAAACAGTTCGTCATCGGCCATGTGTATTCCTCAACTTTATCGTAATCTCTTGAGCCATCATCGTACAGCGTCCAAATGGCAACGGGTTTCTTCATTGGCTTTCCCGGTAAGTCTGCCAAGCGTATTCTCCCATATCGTCAGTGACCTGTTTAAACTTCCCGTCTTGTATCCTAAAGAAAAGACCTTCAGGGCCGAACGGTAGGTCGGGGTTGTTGTCATTGCGGTCCTTGAGAAAGCAATCGGTGATTTCGATTTCAGGGTCTTCCTCTGGTTCGCCGGGAAAGTTTAAACTGGCTTGCAAGGCGGGTCTGCCAGGGGCGACATTTGCGTTCACTTCAATCATGTCACCGGACGGTAGTTCGTAGTCGAACTGTACTGGTTCACTCATATTCTTTATCCCATACCATAGTTATAGTACGAGCATAGCCCGCTATGTCGATGACATTGTCAATGTTGGCGGGGGTAGGGTCTTGACAGAGCCGCACCAGCTTGACGCAAATCATTTCCAGAGCGTGTCGGACCCGTGGGTCTGGACACTCGACCACCATAACCTGAAGCACGGCTATCTGGTCGAAGGTTTCATGGGGATGCCCATACATTTTGCCACGCTCTTGAGTAATCGTCTCAAGCGCCGTGTCAAACTGGTCTGTGAATTTACTCATTGAGAGAAATCCAGGCTTTGACGGGGTTCATCCCGTGGTGCAGCAACCACTCAAAGGCTTCTTGATATGTGGCCTCACCGCCAGCGATTCGCTCTTTCCAAATTTCAACGTAATTCATTTCCAAATCCTGTTCCAATGTTATTGACAACGTGTTGGTTATATCATACATAAAAGAATGTCAACAGGAGATGTAATATGAGTGCAAAAGGAGACGCTTACAGTGAGTTGGCGCGTGTCATAAAGGAGTTTGACCTTGCACCATCCACCGTAGGCCGTGAGATCGCGAGTGACCCAGGCTTTGTGAGTAGGTTGGCCGACCCTGAAATGGACATCCAAACTAAGACCCTTGACAATGTATGGCGGTTCATATTAAAGAAGAGGGGTCAATTGGATTTGGATTTGGAAAAGGATTAGGAAATGAAACATCTACCTTATGGCGGGTCAGCCGAACACCGGACAATCGGGTGCAATGGTTGGCTCAAGAAATCAGAAAATCTCCCGCGAAGACCCCCCGGTAACGCCGCCATCGAAGGCTCCATGCACCATGAGGTGCAAGAGCGTTGCCAGCGTGACGGGGTTGAGCCTGAACAGTGTGTCGGGTTCGTATATAAAGAGCCGGGTTACGAAGACACCATGACCCGTGAGTTCGCGGAAGACGATCTTGACCTGTCCCACATAGCCCTCAACGCGACGAACGTCTTGCTGGACCAACTGGACATTGACGAAATGGAGCTTGAGCCATTCGTTGAGTATGTGCCGGGTAGCCAAGGCGGGTCCATCGACCTTTTGGGTCTGTCGGTCAGTCGTGAGTGTCTCTTGATAGCCGACTATAAGTTTGGTGGTGTTAGAGTCTCCCCCGTAGAAAGCCCGAACCTGGGGCTGTATGGTATCTCCGCACGAAAAGACCCCAAGACCGCCGATATGTTCAAGAAGGTTAAGAGGGTGGTCTTTGCCATCGTCCAGCCAAGGGTCAAGGGTGTGGTCACAACGTGGGAGACGGACCTGGAGTGGCTGGACGCTTTTGAGAAGAAGCACCAAGCCGCTGTCAAAGGCACTAGCATCAACCCCGGCTCCCACTGTAAATATTGTCCCGCCGAACCCTTCTGCGAAGAGAGGCGTCGATATGTTGCCGCCGCAAATCTACTGGGCGCACGGGACCAAATCGAACTGACCGCCGCCGCTGGTATGGTGGTCGAGGTCGAGGATTGGGTGAAATCCATTAAGGAAGAATTATACCTTCAAATGATGCGGGGGGTTCCCGTTATGGGGTGGAAAATTGTCGAAAAGCGATGCACCCGCAAGTGGGTGGACGAAGACAACGCGGCGAAGGGTATCAAGTTAACCAAGAAGGATATGTTTAAGACCACCATGCTGACGCCAGCCGCTATGGAGAAGGTGGTCAAAAAGAAA